GTTGTACGTACAACGCCAAAACATCCCGCAGATTTATCTGTACCCCGTTCCACCGAATAGTCAGTACAAGCTGGTGTATTACCGGATTCGACGGATTCAGGATGCTGGGGCGTACACGAATACTTCGGATGTCAACTGGCGTTTCTTGCCTTGCCTGGCGTCCGGTCTTGCGTATTTCTTGTCTTTGAAGTTTGCCCCAGACCGAATTGGTGCCTTGAAGAATCTTTATGAAGAGGACTTCAAGCGTGCGGCAGATGAAGACAGGGATACCGCCAGCACATACTTTGTGCCGCAGATAGCGACGATTTAAAATGCCTACTACCGCGGCAGGTAAATATGCATTAGGTCTGTGCGATTACTGCGGTCAGCGGTACAGGCTGACCCAGCTTCGCATCAACTGGCGTGGGTTTAAGGTTTGTCCGGACGATTACGAGCCAAAAGAGCCGCAAATCCAGCCATTGAAGTATCATGGCGATGCGATTGCACTTGACGGGCCGCGGCCAGATCGTAGGGAGCCTTTATCCGTGTTTGTTGGTGCCCCAGGATTTTCATCCTTCCAAAGTTTCGGGACGGCGCGTAACACAAACGATATGCGGCCGTATATTGTTGGTCCTGCGTTGATATCGCGGGTCGTGGTCGGTTCTGTGACGGTGACAACAACATGACCTACGACGAACTGGTCACAAACATCCGAAATTACGCGCAGGTAGGTGATACTGAGTTCACTGATGCTGTCATCAACACGTTTATCACGTTTGCGGAGAACCGCATAATGCGTGAGATTGACCTGGACGTGTTCAAGAAAGAGATGACGGGTAACCTGACGTCAGGCAATAGGTTTTTGACTGCTCCAACAGACTTGTTGACGCATCGTTACATGTTGATCAAGAGCTTTACAACTTCGACTCAGGTATTTTTGGACTTTCGGGATACTTCTTTTATGAAAGAGTATTGGAAAGACCAGACGGTAACGGGTACTCCCAAGTATTTTTCGGTGTGGGATCAGAACACGTTCTATGTGGCTCCGACTCCAAATCAAAATTACGTTGTGGAATTGGGATTTATTTATCGACCGGCTCAACTGTCATCGACCAATACGACGACCTGGATTAGCACGAATGCGCCAGAGGCCTTGTTCTATGCTTGCATGATCCAGGCGTATAGCTATTTGAAAGGTCCAGCCGACATGCAAGCTTATTTTGAAAATAGTTACAAACAGGCTGTCAGTGGTCTGGGTGTTGAACAGCAGGGCCGCCGCCGCCGCGATGAGTACCGCGATGGCATGATGCGGATTCCGCTTAAATCTGATTCACCGGGTCCGTAATGGCTTTTTCAGGCAATTACATTTGTACAAGTTTTAAAGTAGAGCTTTTGAAAGGCGTGCATAACTTCACGCCAAGCACTGGCAATACGTTCAAGTTGGCGTTGTACGATCAGTACGCCACGTTTAATGCTTCCACAACGGCATACACGTCAACTAACGAAATCGCAGCCTCTGGCACCTATACCACTGGCGGAGTTGCGTTGACTCCATATCTTCCAACGTCAGCCAATACGACGGCCTACGTGGACTTTGTGGACTTGTCGTTGACGGGCGTGACCATCACAACCTTTGGGGCGTTGATTTACAATAGCTCTGCGGCAGGTAATCCGGCAGTTTGCGTTTTGGATTTTGGTGGCCAAAGGACAACAAGCGCAGGCGGGGTCTTAAACATTGTTTTTCCAACGGACGATATTACGTCTGCAATTATTAGGGTGTATTAACCATGCTAGTCACCACAACCCACGGTGAGATGGACGATTCCCTCCTAGTCAAGAAAGAGGGTTCGTTAGATAATGATATCGAGTTCACCACCTGGACTGAGTATTGGCTTGACGATGAGTTGGTCCATCGTTCCGTTCACGTTACTCTAAAAACCTCCCCCGCGCTGTTCGCTGAAGCAGCGGAAATTGCATAAGGGCTTATCATGGCAAATACTCAATCCATGTGTACTTCGTTCCTTTCGGAACTAATGACTGCTACACACAATTTTGGTGCGTCTCCTACTCGTGCAGGAACCACGGCTGATACGTTTAAAGCCGCGCTGTATGTAACAACCGCAACGGTTAACGCTTCGACTACTGTCTATTCGTCAACCAATGAAGTTACGGGCACTAACTATACGGCTGGCGGGGTAACGGTTACAAATGCTACTGCGCCCGCTTCTACAAACTCGTCGGTAACGGCTGGTGTTGGGTATTGGACGCCTTCTGCTTCAATTGTATATACAACCGTTACGCTTTCAACGGCGTTTGATACGGTGTTGATTTACAACTCGACGCAGGGCAACAAGGCAGTCAGTGTTCACACGTTTGGCTCACAGACTGTGACCGCCGGTACGTTCACATTGACGATGCCAAGCAACACGACTACCACCGCATTGCTTCGGTTGGCTACAACGTAAACCATGACTGTATCGCTAAAACATGCTTTTGCCAGTGCGAAAGCTGACGGCTCGGACTCGACCCTTGTTCAGCCATCAAACTGGAACGCTGAGCATTCGCTTCAACTAGCGACCAACAAACTACTGGGTCGCGTCACTGCTGGCACCGGGGCAGCAGAAGAGATTGCACTTCCGTTGGCAACGGCTTATGGCGGAACCAATCTTTCAACTTATACCGCAAATCAAGTCTTTTACGCTTCTTCAACAAGCGTTATTGGTCAGTCAGCAAACCTGACGTTTAACGGTACGACGCTCACTGCTGGGGGTTTGGCTGGCCCATTTAATGGAACGGTCGGGGCAACAACCCCAAATACCGGGACGTTTACCACCGTAACGGCAATTCCTGCTGCAACGCAAGATGCAGTAATCCTGCAAGGACGGGCTGGTGGCACAAGCAGTTATGCGGTCACGCTTACCCCAACCACACTCACGGCGAGCCGCACCCTGACCCTGCCCGACGCAAGCGGTACGTTGTTAAACAGCGGCAACTACACCAGCTATTCTCCCGGTTTAACTGGTTCAGGCGCTTCCGGTACTTGGGGAATCAGCATTAGTGGAAACGCAGCAACGGCTACTTCTGCTACATCCGCCACATCTGCTACATCCGCCACATCTGCTGGGAACTCAAGTACTGTTGGTGGTTTTACGCCTTCAGCCACTGCCGGTACTGCAAGTCGAGTTGTAGTAGCGGATTCTAACGGCTACATATTTAACAACTATTTTAATTCAACCGATAATGCCGTTACATCTGGTGTTTCGGCAATAATATCCAAAGCGGGGGATAACTACTATCGCTCCGCGAGTGCTGCTGCTGTTGCTACGTTCATCAGCGGTCAGTCGATGAACATTAGTGGTACCGCTACGGGGTTATCTAGCGGGGCATCATTAACCAATCCTACCGTTACAAATTATACTGAGACAGCGTACTCTGCAAATACCGGCACATCAATCACCGTGAGCTTGGCAAACGGTACGGTGCAAATTTTAACATTGACAGCCAATGCTGCAATAAACTTTCCTGACCCAGCGGTTTCGTTGGGCAAATCTTTTATTATTATTTTAACCCAAGATGCTACTGGGGGTAGGACAGTGACTTGGAGTTCTCCTTTGTGGCCGTCAGGTGCTGCCCCCATAATTACCAGCGTAGCAAACAAAAGAGATATTTACTCGTTTTTTTGCAACGGGTCAAATTGGTTTGGAGCTACTGTAGGACAGAACTACTAATGTTTGCTGCGTCTAAATCAGGAACTGTAAATTCAGCTAGGGACCCATATTTTCCATATGTTTCATTACTATTAGAAACGACTAGTACCAACGGGAAACAAAACAATACGTTCCTAGATTCCAGCACCAATAACTTTACCATCACTAGAGCTGGAACCGCAACGCAGGGTTCTGTAACTCCGTATTGGCCCGATGGATATTGGAGTACTTATTTTAATGGCAGTACAGACTATTTATCGTTTCCCGCTAATTCTTCTTTAAATAATATTAGTACTTTTTGTTTTGAAGCTTGGGTAAATACGGGAACTGATGCAACTAATCGATACCTATATATGTCTCAAGTCACAGGTGCCGTACAAATTTACCTTAACACATCAAATGCTATTGTTGTGGCTGTTGTTGGTTCCGGCACTCTTTTGACATCAACCACCACCGTGCCGCGAAATGCTTGGGCTCATGTTGCAGTAATACTAGATAGTAGTTATTTTTATACCTATATTAACGGCGTTGCTATTAATTCCGCTTTGTTTGTTTTTAACTTAGTTAATACAGCCACAAATTACATAGGCGCTTCAAGTACAGGTACCCTTAAATTTAAAGGGTACATAAGCAATCTAAGAGTAACGCCGGGTGTGCAATATGTTGCTGGAGTAAATTTTACTCCTCCTACTATCCCTCTCATATCAAACGGCGCTAGTTTACTAACTTGCCAATCAAATAGAATTAAAGACAATAGCGGCAATAATATAGCAATCACCGTTTTTGGCACTCCCAAAATCCAACCCTCCCCGCCGTTCTCGCCAGCGTCACCTTACACCGCTGCGGCGTATGGGGGGAGTGGGTATTTCAATGGTAGTACGGATTATTTTACGGTTCCATCTAACTCTGCATTGACGTTTGGAACAAGCAGTTTTACGTTTGAATTGTGGGTGTATTGCACATCTACTAGTGCCAGCGGTTCACAGTTCGCAGACGCCTCAACAAATGGTTTTAGTTTACAACTTAATTCAACAAACCAAGTTCAACTTGCTCGGGCTCAGGTAGCTGTTTTGCTTACTTCCAGCACATCAGTTCCATTAAATCAATGGACTCATATAGCTTGCGTTAGAAACGGTACGGCAGTTGCAATATACATAAATGGTGTGTCAAGTGGAACTGCCACATTGGCAACAAATTTTTCTGCATCAATTACCTATTTGTTTAGGCAAACAACAGCTTCCGCATATTTTCCAGGTTATATATCTAATCTTAGAATTGTTAACGGAACAGCGGTCTATACCGCAGCATTTACTCCACCAACGTCCCCTGTCACCGTAATCACCAATACTAGCCTTTTGCTTAACTTTACTAATGCAGGAATCTACGACGCTACGGTCCAGAACAATGCAATAACATTTGGCAACGCTCAAGCGTCAACCACGCAATTCAAATGGTCGCCAACAAGCATGAGTTTCGATGGCACCACAGGTTATTTAACTTTTCCGTCTAGCACGGGATTTGACCAAAACTTACCATTTACAATTGAAGCATGGCTTAGAGGTCAGGGCTATTGGTACGCGGAAGTGTTGTCGGGGTTTTTTGCCCTTTCCCATAGCGCCAACCCAATTATTGATGTGTCTTTTATAGGAGTGAAAATAACCTCCTCAATTACAATATCATCGCCAACAACAACATGGAATCACATAGCTGTAACCTATGACGGAACCACCACTAGGTTGTTTGTAAATGGAGTATCGGGGGGGTCATCCGCTGGCGGGGGTGTGGCTAGTGGCGCGACATTGAGTGTTGCTAGATATCTTACGGGTACTAATTACTATACTGGAAACATTCAAGACTTGCGTGTTACTAGAGGTATTGCTAGATATATCACCACTTTTACACCTCCAACCACACCACTCCCAGTAGAATAATCATGCAACTTGCTAACCAAGACCTTGTTATTAAAGACCATACGGAGTGGTTTCCCAACACATCTTTTGGTAACCGTGGACCAACACTAGATTGGATTGCGGAAGCGGGGTACTACGTCATATCGGTTTGGAAAGACCATGACCAAGCAACCGAGAAACTTGTACAAGCAGCGCCTCATTTGTACGATGGAATGTGCTGTCTGGTTGACGTTGAGCCTCTAACTAACGAGGAACTCCAAGCCCAAGTTGATACCCAGTGGATAGTTATACGCACTCAACGCAATCAAATGCTCAAGGACTCCGACTGGACTCAAGTAGCAGATGCGCCGGTTGACAAAACCAACTGGGCAACGTACCGTCAAGAGTTGCGCGATATCACCAAGCAGACAGACCCGTTTAAAATTGAATGGCCTAAACAGCCATAGTGTGAGTCATGGCCGCAGCGTTTCAATCCGGCGCGTTTGAACCGACTGCGTTTGAAGTTGGTGGCACACAGGTATCCCTTACCGGGGTAGATGCGTCTGGTGCAGTAGGCACAACAACCAAATCAGTATCTGTTGCTATTACCGGAAACGCCGCATCCGGTTCGGTTGGTACAGCAACTGTAGCAGCACGCTTAATAGCAATTACCGGAGTATCTGCTTCCGGTGCCGTAGATTCTGTTACCCAAAGCCAGTCGGTTGCATTTACTGGAACACCCGCATCTGGCGCTGTTGGGACTGTAACACTTAGTGTTACTGAAGGAATTACTGGAAACGCCGCATCTGGCGCGGTAAGCACCGTAACCCCTAGCTCTCTTGTTAACGCCACCGGCGTCTTGGCATCCGGTTCGGTAGGGACTGTAACTGTTGAAGAACGCAGTATTGCGCTTACCGGAAACGCGGCATCTGGTTTAGTTAACAAAGTTAGTTATGCGCCTCAACAAGAGGGCGTGTTTTCTTTGGGGTTGGTCGGAACCCCCATATCAAATACATCTGTTGCTACAACCGGGGTTTTTGCTGGAGGCGCAGCCGGAATCATTGCGCCAAGCGTTTTGGTTGGCTTGACTGGTGTAGCTGCATCAGGAATTGTTGGAGGTGTTGTAGCGCCTGCAAAAACGTCTGGCACCGAAGCTCAAGGCAATGTAGGAACCCAAACCGCCAATTTAACGGTTTCTTTGACTGGCAACGCATCAAGTGCATCTGTCGGTACGGTGACGGGAGACGCCATATATTCCGTTGCAATTGCTGGAAATCCTGCAACTGGTACCGTACAATCCGTATCAATAGGGCAAAGACTGATACAGATTACTGGTAGCCCAGCGATGGGTGCCGTTGGAAATTTTGGTGTTGCGTATTGGAGTATCATCAATGACAACCAAACCCCCAACTGGACAGACATAGACGATTTGCAAGCTCCTACATGGACAAATGTGAATAATTCGCAGACTCCTACATGGGGCAGCATAAACAATTCGCAGACTCCTGGTTGGACGGACATTAACGATAGCCAATCCCCTAATTGGGAAGTACTTACAACAATTTAAGGACTAGAGATGTCAACTTCATACACCACGTTATTAGGGCTTGCTCTCCCTGCTACGGGGGAGTTGTCAGGTACTTGGGGCGATACAGTCAACAACTACATATCGACGTACGTTGACTCTGCTGTTGCTGGGGCTGTAACCGTCACGGCGGACACGACGCTTACTAAGACCACTGGCTCAAGCCTCGGGTCTACTTCTTCTCAGTATGCGATTATTATCGCGTCCCCGGCATCGGCCAATATCACCATCACGGCCCCGGCATCGAGTAAATCGTACATCATCAACAATACGTCAGGGACGTACACGGTTAAGATTGTAGGTGCTGGCCCTACGACTGGAGTGACGTTAGCCGTTAACGAGAAAGCAATCGTTGCTTGGAACGGCTCGGACTTTGTAAAGATTGCCTCCAGTGTTGTTGCAACAGGCACGGTTACCAGCGTTGGTTTTACTGGTGGCCTTATTTCGGTTGCCACAGCAACGACAACCCCTGCGCTTACTGTTGCCGGGACCAGCGGCGGTATAGTTTATTTTGCAAGCAGCAGCACTTGGGCATCTTCGGCTGCATTAGCGGCTAATGCTCTTATGGTTGGTGGCGGTGCCGGTGCTGGACCTTCTACAATTACGACGGGTACGGGTGTTGTAACTGCTTTAGGTGTTAATACTGGTTCTGCCGGGGCGTTTGTTGTTAACGGTGGTGCGCTAGGGACGCCGACTTCGGGAGTACTGACTAATGCGACTGGACTTCCATTATCTACCGGGGTGACTGGGAATCTTCCAGTTAGCAATCTTGCTGGTGGAACTGGCGCAACTTCTTCTACTTATTGGCGCGGCGATGGTACTTGGGCCACGGTTAGCGCGGGAGGTGGTGGGACAGTTCAAAGCGTTTCCGTTGTTTCCGCTAATGGATTTGCCGGTACGGTTGCAACAGCTACCTCGACGCCAGCAATTACGCTTTCAACAAGTATTACCGGCGTACTCAAAGGCAATGGGACCGCAATTAGCGCTGCGACTGCTGGCACAGATTACCTAGCGCCCCCGTCTGGTACTGCAATACTCAAAGCCAACTCTGGTGGGGCGCTGGCAAATGCTGTAGCTAACACGGATTACCAATCTGCTATTACTCTGACGACCACCGGGACCAGCGGCGCGGCTACATTTAACGGTATTACGCTCAATATCCCCCAGTATTCTGGTGGTGGGGTTACGTCTTTTAGTGCGGGTAGTACTGGGTTTACACCTAATACTGCATCAACTGGCGCAATTGTTTTAGCTGGTTCTTTGGCAGTTGGTAGTGGGGGCACTGGAGCAACGGCTACTACAGGTTCAGGCAATAACGTACTTTCAACCAGCCCGACTCTAGTTACACCGATTCTCGGTACTCCGCAATCTGGTGCTCTAACAAACTGTACAAGTATTCCTGTCAATCAAGCAACTGGAAATCTTCCGGTAGCCAATTTAAATAGCGGCACTTCGGCTTCATCAACCACGTTTTGGCGTGGCGACGGCACTTGGGCTACTCCTACTTTTAGCGGCAGCACCACGGGAAGTGGGGCTTATGTACTAGCAACAAGCCCAACAATTACCACCCCGGTCATTAGCGGAAATACTACCGTCAACGGCTTAAAGCTTGGTACTTTTGCCAATAATGACGCTTCTAATACTTTATTTGGTTCGTTTGCTGGCGGGGGTAGCACTGCTACTGGTACTAACAATGTTATGGTTGGGTATTTAGCGGGGTCTTTAATAGCTGCATCTGGTTCATCATGCACTGCTGTCGGAGCCGGAGCCCTTCAATCAGTTAACGCCGCTAACAATTCCGCGTTTGGATATAACGCTCTTAATGCCCTTACTTCAGGCACATCCAATACCGCAATTGGTTATTCCGCACTTTCCTCCATTACGACATATACTAATTGTTCTGCTCTGGGGGCAAATACAGCCGTAACTTTAAGCAACCAAGTTCAACTTGGGGATTCTTCAACAACAACATACTATTACGCAATAGCCGCTCGCTCAGACCTGCGTGACAAAACGGATGTTCGTGACACTCAGCTTGGGCTTGGGTTCATCAATGCTTTACGCCCAGTAGACTATAAATGGGATATGCGGGACGATTACAAGCCCCCAATGCCAGAGGACTCGACTGACAAAGAGGCGATGGCGGCGTGGATAGAGGCTTGTAATCTGTCAAACATCACCCATGACGGCAGTAAAAAACGCAACCGATTCCACCACGGTTTGATTGCTCAAGAGGTTAAGGCTGTACTCGACGCACAGGGTATTGACTTTGGTGGGTATCAAGACCATTCAGTTAAAGGCGGTCAAGATGTTCTGACGATTGGATACGACGAACTGATCGCCCCTCTTATCAAGGCTATTCAGGAACTGACGGCTCGCGTAAAAGAACTAGAGTCTAAGTAATGCCTTTCTGCGCCGTCTGCCGTGGGGAGTTTCTCCGAGAAGACCTGACTATTCACGGGCGCAAAGACTATTTTCTCTGCAGCAAATGCAAGTCGGACATAAACCGCCTTGCCCGTTTCGGATTGTCCCCATCAGATTATGACTTCCTGTTGAAACTTCAGGGATATAATTGCGCTATCTGTCACAAACCCCTCAAGCTCAAGCAGTACAAGTTTGCGGTAGACCACTGCCACGACTCAGATGATGTTCGTGGGATCTTGTGTGTACGATGTAACACGGCGCTAGGTAGCTTTGATGATGACCCGGACATGCTCCTACGCGCCGCAGAATACTTGAACAACTCGCCAGCCTTGGGTAAAGTCAAGAAACATGACGGGCGCAAAAAGGTGACGTTCCTGCGTGACGAGTACATAAGGATGCACGGCAATGGAAATAGTTGAACTCTTCCTGAAAGCATGGCCGGTGCTGCTTGGTATCGTGACGCTCATCATCGTGCTCTCTAAGCTTGACTTGCGCGTTGCCGTTCTTGAAGAAAAAGTCAAGTCTGCGTTTGAAATCATCAACAAGATGAGGGACAAGCAATGAGCGAAAAACTTGAAGCCAAAAGT